CCATCAGGGCCGAGCCGAACGCGGCACGCGCCATCAAGGCATTTTTCACCGAGGCCGCCGAGGACAACACCAAAACCGGCGAGGCCGACAAGCTCCGCACCGAACTGGCCCAGGCCCAAGAAGAAGCCGCCGCCCTGCGCGGCGATCTGTACCGGGCAGCCAACGAGATCGACGAGCTGAAAAACAAGCTGGCCGAGCTGCACGAAACCAAGACGGAACAGCCCGCCGAGCAGAAGCCCGAACCTAAAACCGCCGCCGAGATCATCGCGGCCCGCTGGGCCGAGGTGGACGGCCTGACCGCCACCATCAAGGGCGCAACGACCGCCGCGCCGGTGGTCTGGCTCGCCGGAGACACAAAGCCCCACGAAAAAGAGATCGAGGCCGCAGGCGGCAAGTGGAGCGGCAAGAAGAACGCCTATTATTTCCGCGTCGCCTGACCCAAAACCCGCAAGGCCGACGGCACCCCGCCGCCACTGGTGCAAGTCCAGCCGCCCCAGCAGGGCGGGCGCTCATGGGTAAACCCAAAACCAAAACACAGGAGGAACACAAAATGAAAACCGCCGGATACTGGCCTTGTAGAAACGAGATCATCAACGCGCACCTGTCCACCCCGCACAAATACGAGCCGTTCACCGAGCTTTTCGACGTGGACCAGCTCGACGCCATCCGCGACAAATACGGCGTGGACCTTTACCGCGAGTGCTACGCCGACGCGCTGCACGAGGTCACGGAGGCCGCCAACATCACAACGCATCTTCGCGCCCTGGGCGTCGAGTGCAAGCCGATCTTCACCCCGGACGACTGCCACGTGAATTTTATCGCCGTCTTTTCCCTCGGCAGCACGACCGCCCAGCGCATCAACGAGATCGCCCGCAAGGCTGATCTTTGCGTCCTGTTCCAGTGC